TAGCAAGAAAAAAATGGAAAGAAACTATATCTAATTGGCTTGTTTATGATTTTCTTAATCCATCTATAGGATATTTAAAGCATGAAAATAAATTAATAATATGGCCATCTACATATAATACATCAGTAACTAAAGCTTTATACCCAGCTGATTATTCAGGTGGATTAAGCAATGCAGAAAAAGAAAACTTACAAAAAGTATCTACAAATGAATATGGATATATATACGATTTAGATAACAATAGATGGTCAATGATTTATAAAGGAGTGGATGGGGAATCTCTTCCATCTACTTTAGAAAGTTCAACAATTGGTGAAACATCAAGAATGTATGGACTTTTAGAAGATTCATATAATAAGCCAGTTTCTAATTTTTCCTATGATATTCATGATAATATGATATGGGGAGTAGGAAATGATTATGGATTCAAAGTATATAAATGGGATGATTCACCCTCAGCAACTTCAGGAGTTGAAGATAATGAACGTGAATTTAGAGTAATTACAAAAGATTTTGATTTTGGCAATCCTTCAATTAATAAAAAAATATACAAGGTATATGTAACATTTAAATCATCAGATGAACCAGCTATTGTAACAAATAGAAAACAATTATCTGTTCCTTTTTATAAAGACCCTAATATAAAAGTTTATTATTCTGTTAATGGAGATAATTTAACATGGACAGAATTTAGTCAAACAAAAAGTAAAAATTACAATTCAAATGGATTAAGCGTAACCTTATTAAATAATTCTTTACAAAGTGATTTAAGCTATTTTGTAGCACAGCTAACAGAATCAAAAGCGCAAGAAATTTTTGGTTCAAATTATAGCACAATACTAAAAAATGGAAATATATTAAAAATAAATGAAGAAATTATATTAGTTCAAGATTGGATTTGGGAAGGAGCTTCTTTTTATAAATATCTTTATAGAGGTCATAATAATACACAAGCAGAAGACCATATTTCAGGAAACTCTATACTTTTACAAGAAAAAAAATGGTTTGAAGCTGAATTAAAACCAGCAACATCAATTAATAATGTAAAATCTATTTCATTTAAATTTGCATCAATATTAGACGATGGAAAACCAGTCCCCAAAGGATTTTCTATTAATGATATAAGTGTATTATATCGACTTAAAAGAGCAAAGTAATGTTATCAACAAAAAGCCTATTAAATAAAAGATTGGCTAAAAAGCCCTTAAAAAAAGTATTCCCATCAAAAACTGAAGGTGAAAATGGAGATTTGCAATTAACGAGCATAGGAAAAAAGGGACAATTTTTATTAGGTAAAATAGATGGAAATTGGTATTCAACAAAATTATCAAGCTTAAGAGATAGTAACTATCTTAAATCTAAAAAAATTAAAACAAGCAATATTTATGGCAAGGGCGGCTTAACACTATCTTTAGAGAGTGAGTCAATATCTACAAATATATATACAGGAAAAACAGCTACAACAACAGTTAATAGCCAACCGATACTTAAAGTTGGAGATGGGACAAGCGCAGGAATTATATCCTCATTAGCAAATCAAGATTTAATATTAAAAACTGGCAATTCAACAACATCAAATATATCTATAACAGATGGTTCTAATGGAAGTATAACATCAACTTTAAATGGTAGTGGTAAATTTGATATTATATTTAATTCGACTGATGTTGATGATGAGATGCTTAGAATATTGAATACTGATAGCGGTAGTTCTTCAATGACTTTAGCTGTAAGTAGTGGTTCTGCTGATAATTTTGTTAGATATACATATATAGCGGATAGTCCTTCTAATAATGTAAATTATGTAACGGGAATGGATGGCTCTGTAACTGGAAATCCATTTGTTATTAATTATGGAGAAGGAGCCACAGCTTTAACACCATCAAATGGAACAACATTATTAAAAATTGAAAATGATGGAGATATTACTGTTACGAAGGATTTACTTGTAACTGGAGATATAACTTCAGATGGTGGAGATGTAATTATTGATATAGCATCTGGAGACCCAAAGCTTAAATTTCAAATTGGAGGAAGTACTAAATATTCGATAGGATTAGACGATTCTGATTCAGATTTATTTAAAATAAACTCAGGGGCAACGATAGCAGACCCAAGTGATTTTGAAATGGATTCAAGTGGAAATGTTACTGTCACAGGAACGCTCACAAGTAGCGCTGGTGTATGTGGTGGCCCAGCAATCACAAATCACATAACAAACAATGCAGCTGATATAATGGCAGTATCAGATTTTGGAGCTAATGCGGCGCTTAAAATAGATGCAGACCAACCAGCTACAGCTGGAGCAGAAGATTCTGTAGGTCTTTGGATTGATTACGATAGAATAGTAGCAAGCTCAGGAACTGCAGCTCATAATGATATTGGTATTGATTTAGATATAAATACAGCAAGCTTAGGAACTTCCTCAGTTAAGGGTATGGATATAGATGTAGTTGGAGCTACAAGTGGTACTCATACTGCTGTTGGTATTGATTTAGACGTAGATAGCGCTGATACTAATATAGGTATGATTATAAATACAGCAGGTACTCATCTCAAATTAGTAGCAAACGCTGATACAAATGATTATGCTACATTTACTTTGGCAGATACGGGAGATTTAACAATAGCAACAGTCGGAGATGGAACTACTGATTCAGATTTAACATTAGATATTGATGGTGATATTGAATTAAATGCCGATGGAGGTGATTTTACATTTAAAGATGGTTCAACAACTATAGCAACATTAAATGATGATGGCTTTACAATAACAAATCCAGGAGATTCTTTATCACCTACAATATCTATTGTAAATAGCGGAACTGATGCAACTGATACACCAGTATTGGCATTGAAAAATACAGGTGGCGCGGAAAATGATTTAATTGGATATATTTTATTTCAAGGAATAAATGACGCACCAGCTTCTCAATCATATTCTGATATTCAATGTTGGTGTTTAAGTGACGATAATTCAAGTGATAGTGAAATTGGTCAGTTGTTGTTTTCAGTAAAGACAGATGGAACTAATAGTCTTATGAACGGACTTGAAATAAAAGGAAATGCTAATAATACTGTGCAATTTTACATAGGTAGTACAAACAATAAATTAGTATCAGATGCTAGTGGCAATCTTACTGCTGATTTTGAAGGAGACATTGAACTTAATGCAAATGGAGGAGATATAACATTTAAAGATGATTCGGCTAATTTAGCAGCATTAAGTAGTAGTGGTTTAACTATAAGCAATATAACGCAAGTAGGTAGTGATACTGATAAAATACTTATGTCGGATAGTGGTGTAGTTAAATATGTTACAGGAGCTAATTTAAGAAGTTATATAGGCGCAGGAACAAGTAGCTTTGGAGGAGCATTAAATGATTTATCTGATGTTACTTATTCATCAGGCGATTTAACAATAAGTTCTTTAGACAAAATTATATCAGGTAGCTTAGAATTTGATTCAAGCGGTCATATAAAATTTGATGGATGTTCAGCAGGATTTACAAGACATGAAGAAACTTTTAGTACTACTGATTTAAAGTCTACAGGAGGAACAGATGATACTGATATAGATTTTAGAGTTAGTAATAAGATTAGATTAGAAATGACTGGAGATATAGCTCAAATGAATTTAGTATTTCCAGCTGTATCTGGTAACTTTACAATGGTATGCACTACTAATGGTGACCATGATGTAACTGCGTGGAAAGTTTGGGAATCTGATTTATCTGCAGCTACCACAACAGATGTAATGTGGGCAGGAGGAAGTGTTCCCGCATTTACAAATAATGGAGTAGATATAGTATCATTTTATTGGGATGCAACAGAACAACAATGTTACGGGGTTTGTTCTTTAGCCTTTGCTACTCCATAATGAATAAAGCAATAAATAGAACAACAGTTCAAGTAGAGAATAATAAATA